CACTGGAACATTCATCAATAAACCACAGAAATACACTTTGGTTATAGATGATGAGGATGCTCTTGCTGTGCAAAGATTAAATGAAGATACTAATAAACTGGAGCAGTATACTATCAGAGAATTATTTGATGCATACACTAAAAAATCCAGCTATCTGAAAGGAGATTCCCAAACTACAGCAAATTCTGATTTATTTCCAGAGTGGTTCTCAGCAAAATATATTACAGGAACAGGTTTTCAGTCCAGAGTAACGTCTATTGACTATGAAAGAGTTTAGTTTGTTCATAGTTGACTATTAACAGACAATGACATATAGTGTATAATGCCAAAAATAGACTTGGAATTTTTCGAAAAGATTGTAATACAGCAATGCCTCAAAAAAGATACTACATACGTAGCAGCTATAATTGATTATCTAGACAAGTCACTCTTTAAGAATCCTGCTATTGCTGATCTTATTGATGTGATAAAATCTTTCTATTTGGAAAGAGGCTTTCTCCCATCAATAACAGAAATAAAAATTAGAGCAAGTTCTGAGAAGCTTAAAGAATCTATAAAAAAGGTTGTATCAGACTTAAAAGGTTTGGATAAAGAACATAATGATGAGGAATTAATATCAAATTCTGAACATTTTATAAAACAGAGAATGTTTGCCATCTTAGCAGAAAAGATGATAGATTATAGGGCTGCTAATAAAGTCTTCAATTTGGAAGAGATTCAAAGAGAATCTGAGGCTATCCATGCTATATCTCTGATTGATAATTTAGGTTTGGATTATTTTGGAGACAATGAAAGAGTTGTGCAATATCTACAACAAACAGATTCTCTTATTAGCACAGGATATAGAAGTTTGGATGATGCCTTTGGTGGAGGATTTCAAGCAGAGGGAAAAGCAATCTATGATATTGGTGGAGAGACAAATGTTGGAAAATCTATATTTTTAGCTAATATTGCTCTTAATATAGTATTACAAAACAAAAATGTTTTAATAATATCTCCAGAAATGAGCGAAATGAGATATGCAAAAAGAATATCTGGTATGTTAACCAATATAGCAATAGCATCCCTTGGAGACAATATTGACAAATACAAGAGAGATGTTGAGGCATTCAAGAAAAAATACACTTCAAAACTTATAATAAAAGAAGTACCAACCAAAGGTGTGTCAGCTAAAAACATATATTCCTATGCTAAAAAATTAAGGGATAAGAAAGGATTCTCTGCAAGCTTGCTAGCAATTGATGGTCATGGACTACTTAAACCATCAGTTAGTCAGCCTAATAAACATACCGAATTACAATACATAACACAAGAGTGTAGAGGTATAACATATCTATTAAATGCTCCTATTCTCACAGTTGCCCAACTAAACAGAGGAAGTCATAAAATGACTAATCCTGGATTAGATAATCTTTCTGGTTCATGGGATCAGATTGCAGATTTTGATGGTCATGTTAATATTTGGCAAACTGATGAAGATAGAGAGGCAAATATTATCAGGTTTGGTGGAAAAAAGGTAAGAGATGGTGCTAAAGGAGCAGAAGGATTTTTGACCATTGATTATGATACTCTTAGACTATACGAGGAAGACCAAATACCTAATCCACAAACTTTTGTTCAAGAGAAAAACTTATCTAAAATATTAGACTTTGATTCTCTTATGGCTGTTGATTAAGTACAGTAAATGATAAATGATAACTTTACTTCACCATGTGCCAATAGCTATATAGTAGACCGAGAATTGGAAGAACTTGTTAATAAGTTTGGTAGTTTTATTACTCTAGTAACAAATAAACCAGTATCTTGCGTCACCATGTTCATTCTTATCAACAAATACCCAGAATTGCGTAATTCTATGATTGCAATGTCTGAAACCACATGGTATTCTATTGTGGAGTATCTAGCACACAGATATCCTGTTCTTAATAAATCTAAGAAAATCAAGAAATGAGTGACATAACAGAAATTCAGAAGAGAATTTACAACCTATACCTCAAAGCTCTTAGGGTTAATAACAATAAACCTTTTAGACCTAGAAAGGATTTTAAAAAAATGGAGTCTGATCTGTTAACACTAACATACCTGAAAAAGTTAGAAGATGTATTTAAAAAATATCCTGCATTTTTTTCAGATGCTTATTTTGATGCACCATATAAATTATATTCTGACAAAGACGCTAATTACAATCTGAAATTTTTTAGTAGTCAAAAAGGTATATCTACATGCATTGCATATTTTAAATCTTTAAGGGATGGTGAACCCAACAAACAACATCAATTTATAAAAGATTCTTTTCAGTTTGTTGCTCAATTTTGCCTTGATAAAGGCATAACTTTAGAGAAATACACCTCATATTGCTCTGTATCTCAGAGAGACTGTCTAAAACACTTGAAGGAACATAAAATATCTTGGTATGCAGTGTTTGGTATACCACATTTCTACGATATTTTACATAGTCTTCCTAGTGAGGAATTTGAGATGTATTTTGGGAGTGATATTGATATTGTTCAGTTGCATGATAGATATCTATCATGCAGAGAAACTGCTCAAATGGTGACTAAAATCAAAGATATTATATCGAAATTTTTGAGAAAAAACTTGCACAAACTCCCTTCATAGAGTATAAGTATAGGTAACTGTTTTGCAAATCAATTCAGTTGATAATAAAGAAAAAATAAAGAAAAAATATGTCATTTAATTTAGAAGATATCGTAAATCAAATAAAAGAAGTAGAAGAAACAAATATCCAAAAGGAAAAAGGTGGATATAAAGGTGATCCAAGATTACTAACCCTTAAAAAGAACTGCACCTATGTTATTAGGTTGATACCAAATATCAACGATAGTGCTAATACATTTGTAACCTTTAAAGAAATAGGCTTCATAAGCAGAGTAACAGGAGCATATGTCTATGGTGGACGTTCACCACTAGATGCAGGATTGAAGAAAGACCTTTTCAAGGAAACGCAGTGGGATCACTATTCCAAGGCAAATGAAAGAGGAGATGATGCTGAGAAGAAAGCTTCTTATAAACTTCTTCCACAACGTAAACAGTTGGTGAATGGTTATCTTGTGTCTGTTATTGGAGAAGACCCAGAGGCAAAAGAAAAGATAGGTAGTGTTGTGGTTGCTCGTTACCCTGCACAAGTGGACAAGGAGGGAAATCCTCTTAGCGACATCTACAAGAGAATCTACAGTGCTCTCTATGGAGATAAGGCAAAGAAAATTGGTAAGAAATGTTTAGACCTCTCACCAGAGGGTAGAAGCCTTATCATCAAAGTAACAGAGAAGGCTGGTTATAATAACTATTCTGAAACTGAGTTTGATGAATCAGAAGACTTAGGCTTGTCCAAAGAAAGAATTCAAGAAATTCATAAATCAGCCCATGATTTGACAGAATTTGTACCAGAAGTAAAATCTAACGAAGAAATTAAGGATTTGTTAGACAAACACTGGTTTGGTTCTAGTGCAAATCTTGATGATGAGTTAGAAGATGATGAAGATGAACCAGTGGAACAGAAGCCAGTCAAAAAAACCAAAGTTACTGCTAAGTTAACTGAGGAGGAAGATAAGATTCCTTTTGATGATGGTGATGACTTGGAAAAGTTGCTGGAAGACGTATAATAATTGAATAGAACGAAAGAGCGGCTAAATAAAGTTATGGACAATAATACAGATATAGCTTTTTTAGCCGCTTCTCTCGAAAGAGAGATGAGACAAAGTTTAGCAGGAAGCTCAGGTTTAAGACACAATAGAACCGATTTCAGAAATTTCTTACCACCACAAGCAGGTGGTACACAACCACAACAAGTTCATCCTCAACAATATCCACAATATCCCCAATATCAGTATCCACAACAACCTCAACCACAGTACGCACCACAAAATTATCCCCAACAAGAACAAGAAATACCTCAAGGTGTTATAGAACCACCAAACACAAGTTTTATACCAATGCCTCCAGGTTATCAAGTTCGTCCTGACCCAAATTTACAAATTCCAGTTATTGAAAGTGTAGAACGTTTTAATATACCAGACTATGCCAATCAGAAAAAGTATTTGGAAGATGAACAAGAATTTCGTGATGCTCTTATCAAAGAGATAAAGAGCCAAAAGACAACCATCAGCAGATTAAGCAAAGAGATAAAAGCCTTAACACAATTAACAATTGAATTAAAAGAATCTTTATCAACAATTTTAAACAAGACAGAACACCCCTCAATTTTAACAGAACCTGAACCAGAACTTCAACAGCATGATACTACAATTCAATCCTAAAGAATTTATAAAAGAGTTTATCAGTCCTATTAACGACTTAAACAAAGAAGGAAAAATAGCATTATTCAGCACAGGAACAGAGTTATATTCTGTATCTTCCACCAAATCAAGAAGCATAAATTTATATAATACATACACTCCTGCATCCATAACAAATTCTGTGGATAGATGTAGTTTAAACATTCTCAAACTTGTAAAAGGTTTGCAGTGTGTTATGAATGATGAGATGTTTATAACACTGGAAATAGATGATTCTACAAAAACATGCTCCTTTAAAACAAGAGATATACGATTTAATATAAGATTATTAGATGATAATCTTGTAGAAGTTCCTAAATTTAATGTGGAATCCTTTAAAAAGTTTGCAGTTCACCATACACTAAACATAGATGCTGACAAAGTGGTTAATATAAAGAAAGCCCTTGAATTCTCATCAGAAATGTCCAAATTTTACCCAGAGCAAGAGGATGACTGTGTATTCTTCTATTTTGGTGACAAACAAGCCAGTTCCAATCATTTGGATGATATAAAAATACTGGTTGCAGAGGGTGTCAAAACAAAAATTCCAGAAAAAATATACGACATAGATATTCTACGTTTAGTATTAAAATTCAAAAACGACTTTTCAATGAAGATGAATGATAATGGTGTCATGCATATTGAAATTGAAAACAATAACTCAAACCTAAAATACATAACAGCCCCAATATTAAAATAATATGGACTACAATACATTCGCGGGTAATGTGAAAAAATCACATTACACAGTCACTAAATTAGACACTGCCTTTAATCATGCAGATTCAAGGTGTTGGAGTGCTCTAATAAATCCAGGACGAGATAATATAATCGTCACTCACAGTATCAACAAAAATGATATTGGTTCTCAAACATCAGATATTTTTAGCAGTCATAGAATTATGACTGATGTAGAAAATGAAGATGTCTTTGACGTTATCGACCTATTTGTTGATAAATCCAACATGCCAGAAGAAACCACAGATTCACCAGAATAATATGTCTAATAAAATAACAACCAAATCATATACTATTAAACGTCTCAGAGATATGGGATATACTGTGGATAAGATGGACAGTATAGAATATCTTCCTACAGATAACAGAAAATGGACAATCATTATGGATAATGGTGGAATGACCATCCTTGTCACATGCTATAAGGACGACTCACTTCATTTGTATGATGGTGGACGATACCTAAACACTAGCATGAAGCTTAATACTGATAGTGTTGAGGTTCTTGCAGAGTTCCTAAATAGTAGAGGACTTATTCATAAGCACCCAAGATACGGTAAGAAAAGGGAAGAGACAACTGCACCCACAGAGTAGCAATCTTATAACCAATACTTTTAAAGAAAAAAGAGGGTAAGAATAATATTCTTACCCTCTTTAATTTTCACCATGAAATAATATAAGTATTATGGATGGACGATCAACATAATAACCCTACAGAGTCCGAATTAAATGATGTGGAAAAATTGCTGTCTAAAGTAAGCAAAAAAAATCCTAATATAAGAAAACCTTATAAACCAAAATCTCTAAAAGAGAAAGAAAAATTAGGAAAATCTATAGCATCAATCCTATCAGAATATACAGATTGCTATATACTCTTGGGTTTTGATACAAATGGTAATGCAATGGTTCTAATAAACTCTGCTAATAACTTGGAATCCAGAGCACTCTCAAATTTAGTTCAAGATTTTCTTGTTACAGATAATGAATCTGATGGAAATATGGAATTTGACGAAGATATGTAATATTAACAGGGAGAGTTTTCCTGTTTAGACATTGCTTCTTGTAATTCAGCATATTTAGAGTTTAGATAGGAATCAATTTCCTTTTTAATCTCTGCAATTTTAGCACTAGTGCTAGATTGTGTTCTTACACCCTCTCCAATTGGTAATGAATCGCTTTCACTCTCTGTCCCTGCCCAATTTTCTTTTGTAAGAGTAAGAGGTGAGCAAAATCCTCCTCCGAATTTATTTAAAACAGTATTTTCTGTTTTAGAATTCTGTACTACTTGAGGAAGAACGGGTTTAGTCCAGTTATTTCTTGCACCTATTACTCTAACAGCATCATGAGCACTAGGCATTCCTTGTAAAGGTTCTCCTAGTGCAGGAATATTAACTTCACTCTCGCTCTCATTTTGAAATAACTTCAAAGGAACATTCTTAAAATAGTGTCTATGAGGGTCAACATGTGCAAAATTAGGAGTCAAGTAGCTGTAAACATCTA